AAAGATGATTGCTTTGGCAACAGCGTGCAATAATTGGTGTAGAAAATTAAAAGAATTGCAATTAGAAGCAATGACACCTGAGCAACGAGCAAAAAAACAAAAAGCTGTTTAAATAATATCAAGTTAAACTAAATTAAACCCCCTGAAATATGGGGGTTTTTTTTTGTTGTAAGCTATTTAAAAATCAAGTAAATTTATTCTATGAAAGGCGGTAAAAAAATATGATTAAAAATGTAAAAAATAAAACTTTTAAAAATCATAAATTATGCAGAAGATTTATAGACAAATTAACTATGAGATTTAAAAGAAGATTTAAACATACTTATAGCTTATTTTTTATTGTAAATGCTAATATGACCGAATTAAAATATTGGCAAGTTATAAAAGCAATATGAATAATGAAACTAAAATATTAAAAGATTGGATATATAAAGAAACTGAAATATATTTTTATATGGTAGGTAAAACAGATACAGTAATAAATGAAATAAAAAAACATAGTAAAAAAAGTATCTTAAACTTATCTAAAAAAGAAATAAATGGCGTTGTTTCAGTTGCTTCGGATATTATTAAACAAAGTATGAATATTTTAATTAATAAAATTGAAATTAAAATAAAAGAAAACAAAAAAAAAGGAATAGAAAAGAAACTAAATCAAGGTTGTATTGAGTTATTAAAAATAGATTTAAAAGAAATACAATACAATAAACTTGCACTATATTATTTTAATTTATTAGTAAAAAGACATAATTGTTTAAAAGCTTTTAATTAAATAATACTAAAAGAAATTAACCCCTGACTATTAATTTAGTTGGGGGTTTTTTTTTGTATCTATTAAAAATAATTAAATGTTTAACAGGGTTGTTTATAGGTACAAAAAATCACACCCCCCAAAGTTCCCCCAAGCGATAACCAAAAAACCCCAAGTGTATTTCGGGGGTTTATTTTGGGGATAACTTTTTTTTATTTGTAGAATTATACTTGATTTACTTTGGGGGAGTGCAGGCGACCACCCACCCCCGTGCGTATGGATATATAGGATTATGCTAAAATCCCCAAATCCCCTGTAAACCATACAGCGGGCTATATTTCTGGGAACATATTCTAATAAAATAACTAAAAATCTCCCGACTATATTACCTAGTATACCCTGGGGGAACTATATATCTAGCTATAATATGTATATATAACCCCCCGTATAACCTATAGTTATATTATACACATTATTTCCACTTTTGTCAACATATTTCTTATGCCATATTGTCGCACCCACAAAAATAATTAAAATAAAGCTTGACAAAAGCTATAATCGTGTGTATAATAGAATCAATGCACTTTAAAAGGACACACGTACACATTCGCATGCTCACATGCCACAGGGGTCATCACTAAACTGCATTAATTTATTAGGGGATTCCTAGGATTCCCATTAAATTTAATAATATATTGATATATCAAGGAGATAATATTATGTCGTACAGGAGTGTAGACAGCGAAGCATATAAAAAAGCATATGCTAAGCATGGAATTAAAAACAAGAAAAAGAAATCTAAAGCTAAAAAAGTGCTTAAGGATGAGAAAGGTACATTTGAATGGGAACTAACTGGACCTAGACACAGAAGGAAAAAGAAATATCTTACTAATTTTTCTGATGCACGAGCTAAAGCTAACACAGAAGCTACTTCTCATATGAGAAGTAAAGCATATCCTTCATTTGGGGAAGCTTTTAAAAAACATAAATCTGCAGGAGATAAAGAATTTACTTGGAAAGGTAAAAAATTTCATACTAAAACCAAAGACGAGTTAGAAAAAGCTAAAGCTGGATCTAAAGAAAGTAAAACTTACTTAATGAAACAGGAAACTGGTATGTTAGCTAAAGCTGAACCTAAGAAAAAAAGTATTGTAGGTAAATTAAATGAAAAGATTAAATCATTTAGAAAGAAAACTACTGGTTATGCAACTCAGTCAGAGTATGAGGATGCTAAAGCTAAAAGAAAGATACAAAAAAGAATTACTAAGATGAAAGAAAGAAAAAATCAAGGTAAAAACTATTCAGCTAAAAATTTAGCAGAGCTTCAAGAAAAAATAAAAGGTATGTAATTGATACCACCAGCTAAAGACATTCCGTTTAAACTACTAATGGAACTTATAAATGCAAACAATGGATTCTACTATTCTAAAGACTCAGGAAAAAAGTTTAACCGATACACAGGAAAAGTTTCTAGACGCATTATTCGGGGAAGCAAGAGGCAATCCCAAAAAAGCGGGAGAGTTGGCAGGATATTCAGATCATTCCTACCCAAAAGTACTACGATCTCTTAAAAGTGAGATTGTAACAAGGGCTGAGAATTACTTAGCCGCACATTCAGCCAAAGCTGCTACCAAAATGGTAGATATGTTAGATGAAGATGGTACGACTCCTCATGCTAATATTAGAATGGAAGCAGCAAAACAAATCCTTGATAGAATTGGCGTTGTTAAGAAAGATCAAATAGATATAAATATGAAAGCTATGCATGGAATATTTATACTACCAGCAAAAGAAGAACCAAAGGAATCAATAGTAACCCCCGTAGAGGAATAATATGACTGAAGAATCAGTAGATAAAAAAATATCTAGAAAGACTGGCCGAGAGTGGAGAAAAGATCTTACGAGTAGAACTAAAAGAGGTCTTGCAGATCCACATGGCAATGAAAAAGCTAAGAGAAAATCTATTGATAGATTTTATGATGCTATACATTCTGGAAAATTCAGAGGTTTAACAGATAGGGCACAACTATCTAGTTATTTTTCTAAACCTAAAAAGAAAAAGTACGCCAACGAGTATAAAAAAAAGTAATTTTTGGAAAAGATTAAAAGAAAAGCCAGAACAATTCCCTTTGGCTATAAGATTGACGATACAGGGAATTATTTGATTCCAATAGAATCAGAACTAGAAGCATTAGAACAAGCAAAGAATTATTTAAAAACATGTTCATTGAGAGAAGTGGCAATATGGCTAACAAGGAAAACAGGAAGGTATATCTCATATGTCGGACTTAATAAAAGAGTTAAACGAGATACCACCACCAAAGCCAAAGAAGATAGTCAAGAGAAAAGCCAAGCGATCAGCTAAAGAAGTTTTAGCAAGAACACGTAAGAAAGTTGCAAAGGCAGAACAATCACTACGTTCAGCCAAAACTCACGCAGAAAATACCAAAAAAAGACTGTTAACTATTAACAAAGCTTTAGATGGTAAGGAGCAGCAACTTATAACCCAAGATGTAATAGATGAAGCTCCTAAAAGTATACAGGAGCATATTTCTCAGCAGAAAGTTATATTCAAGCCTAATAAAGGCCCACAAACAAATTTTCTAGCAGCCTCAGAAAGAGAAGTATTCTATGGTGGAGCAAGAGGTGGTGGTAAATCATATGCAATGTTAATTGATCCACTACGATATTGTCATAAAGAAAACCACAGAGCATTATTATTACGGAGAACAATGCCAGAGTTAAGGGATTTAATTAATCATTCCCAAAGATTATACTCAAGAGCATTTCCAGGAGCAAAATGGAGAGAGCAAGAAAAAGAGTGGAGATTCCCATCAGGAGCAAAGATAGAATTCGGTTACGCAGAAAACATGACAGATGCTTTGCGATACCAAGGTCAATCTTACACATGGATAGGAATAGACGAACTTCCACAATATCATTCGCCAGATATATATAATTTTTTAAGATCGTCACTTAGATCAGTTGATCCTAGTATACCAGTTTATATGAGAGCTACAGGTAATCCAGGTAATGTAGGATCACAATGGGTTAAAGAAATGTTTGTGGATCCTATAGATCCAAATGTAGCTTTTAACGTAGAGATAACTACACCCAAAGGAATAAAGTATATAACTAGAAGATTTATTCCTGCAAAGTTACAAGACAATCCGTACCTTATGCAAACAGATGATTACTATGCAATGTTATCATCTTTACCAGAAGTACAAAGAAAACAATTTTTAGATGGAAACTGGGATGCATTTTCAAATGCAGCATTTCCAGAATTTAACAGGGATATTCATGTTGTTGAACCCTTTGAAGTACCTAAAGGATGGCAGCGTTTTCGTGCTGCAGACTGGGGTTATAGTTCTCCTGCTTGTGTTCTTTGGTTTGCTATTGATTATGATAATAACTTATGGATTTATAGAGAATTATATACCCAAAAGATTA